AAATTGCCGTTGTGTGCTACTTTATGAAAGGGATAGATCAAATGAATTAAGGCCGGAATCGATACCAGAATTAAAACCGGTTGAAAGTGTAGTTTTACCTACATTAGATCCTTTTGCTCACCCTTCAGGAACTGCTAATTTAAATGATAATATATTCATCGGGGAAACAGCACACAGAAAAAATAAAACAGAAGTGGCTCAAGTATTTGCCCCCACAATAGGAGCTAGAATATTTGAGAAAGTAGGAACTGAAAATAGTGTCTCTTTTACTAAGTCTGAAATTAAATTATTTAAGGGTAATATTTTTACTCACAATCATCCTAGTGATTATGGTTTTTCTGATAAAGATGTAATTAATGGTCATGCATGGGGACTTCAAGAAATGCGGGTTTTTGGGAAGAAAAATAAATCATCTATAAAATATAATTTTGATAACATACCATCTAATAATGCTTTAGAAAACGCTTATAAATCCGCAGATGCTGATATTACGCTTAAAATGAATAGAAAGTTATTTAATGATGAAATAACGTATAAAGAAGCTAATGATTTGCATCATTTTGAAGTAATGGAATTACTTAGTAAACGAAAACCGGATTGGTTTATTTATAGGAAAAGTAAATGGTAGATAATTTAATGATAGATGGGCAAAGAGGGGTTGTTTATAGCCCCTCATGTTCATTATGCAAAAATTTATTAAATGTTTCTATTTATAAATGTAAAGCGTTTAAGGATAATGAAATTCCTTTAATTATTTGGAATGGAAAGAATAAGCATAAAAAACCTTTCCCTAATGATAATGGAATTCAATTTGAAAGAGTTGAAAAAATATAAAATGAAAAGACTACTAGATAATGCTATAAACAGTGCTGCTGAAGAACTTGTACGACTTGTAGGTTTAATTAAAACTGAGAAAAAAGGACTTGAAGATTACAGGATAATTCAAAGCAAAAAAACCAATAAGGAAATGGAAAATAAAATAGAAGTTGCTGAAAAAGACAAAAATATAGTTGCCGTGTATTTACTGAAATTAGAACAAATCAAAAAAGAAGGTAAAGATGCCTAGCTTTGGAAAAACAAGTAGAAATAGATTAAAAACCTGCCATTCACTAATACAATTAGTAATGAATAGGGTAATTGAAACATATGACTGCACTATTTTGTGTGGGCATAGGGGCGAGTCAGAACAAAAACAGGCTTTTGATGCTGGTAGATCACAGGTGAACTGGCCTGATAGTAATCATAACAGGGAACCTTCATTAGCCGTAGACGTGGCGCCGTGGCCGTTGGACTGGGATGATATTAGCGAGTTTAAGCACTTAGGCGGTAGGATATTACAAGCAGCAAACGATTTAGGAATTGTATTAATTTGGGGTGGTGACTGGAAAAACTTTAAAGATTACCCGCATTATGAATTAGATAAATCTATGTTAGATTAGGGGGCGATAAATGGCAGAAAAACAAATAATCGTACCATTTGAAAAAAAGGACATACAAGAAAGTGGTGTTTTTACTGGTTATGGCTCTACATTTGGCGGTAAACCTGATTCTTATGGTGATATTATAGCGCCAGGGGCCTTTTCCGAATCTATAGCAAAAAACGGGCGTGGAGGTATGGGAATAGCAATGCTGTATCAACACGATCATACACAGCCTATAGGGGTTTGGAAAAGTATTGCGCAAGATAAAAAAGGCTTGATTATGGAAGGTCAGTTGGCTCTTAAAACACAAAGAGGGGCTGAAACCTATGAGCTAATGAAAATGGGGGCTTTAAAAGGGCTATCAATCGGTTTTGATATGATTAGGGATGAGAACGGAAAGATAGCTGAAGATGCTATTGAAGTAAATGAAAAGAAAAGAACACAATTATTAAAAAGAATAAATTTATGGGAAGTTTCGCCCGTGACTTTTGCAGCTAATACAAGAGCTAGAGTTACCGGAGTAAAGAGTTTACAAGAAGCTAAAACAGAAAGAGAAATGGAAAAAATCTTGAGGGATTCAGGGTTGTCCAGGTCTGATTCTGTATATTTAGCGAGTATGTGTAAGTCAGGTCTGAGGGATTCAGGCGATGATAACCAAATTAAGGATATTTTAAATACAATAAATGAGGTCAATAATAGTTTAAAAGTTGATCCTTTAATTGATATTTTAAATACTCTTAATCAATTTTGTTAATGATATGTTAAAATAAACTATCAAAACGGAGATTTAAAAAATGCCTGAAATTCCAGAACTGACGAAAGATGTCGTTGAGGAAGTAAAAAAAGGCATAGAGTCTATTGGCGCTATGTCTAAAGAGAACAAAGAAGAGATCGGGAAAATGCATAATCAGTTTAAGCAAATTCTTGAAAAACAGGGTGATGTTGATCCTATCACTAAAGAACAGCTTGATAAACTAGCAGCTGATGTTACTACACGTCATGATGCTATGGATCTAGCTACAACCGCAACTAATGAAAGAATGGATGCTATTGAAGTAGCTGCTAAAAGAATCGGTAATTTAGGTTCTACTGGTAATGCTGCTGAAGATCGAAAGTTGATTGTAGACTATATGCAAATGGAAAAATCTTTTGCAGCTGCCGGACAAAGAAAATTACATTATCGTGATGTTTTAGAAATGGAGAAAGCGCCAAAGCTGGAAAAATTTGCTGAATATAAAGATGCATTTTATGAATATCTGCAAGTAGATGAAAAGTCTATGAGTGCAGAATCGTATAAATCTTTGCAAGTTGGTATTGATGTGGATGGTGGTTATACTGTAACTCCTTTTATGTCTAATAGAATTAGTCAAAGACTGTTCGAAACAGACCCCATCAGACAGTTAGCCAGTATCGAAACAATCGGTACTGATGCTTATGAAATGTTTTTGGATGATGATGAGGCCGGGGCTGAATGGGAAGGGGAAACCAAACAGAATGATAATGAAGAAACTCCTAAGATGGCAAAAAAGAGGATTCCAGTTCATATCATGGCGACACATCCTAAAATGACTCAAATGCTGATTGATGATAGTAATATTAATATTGAGTCCTGGTTATCAAATAAAGTAGCTGATAAGTTTTCCAGAACCGAAGCTGCTTCTTTTGTAACCGGTGATGGTGTAGGTAAACCAACTGGTTTTGGAACTTATTCAGCGTGGGCTGTCAACGGCACTTATGAAAGGGGCAAGATCGAGCAAACTAATATGGGCCATGCTACTCAATTCACTACTGATGGGCTTCAAGACGTTAAATACTCTATGATTGAGCAGTATCTTAATAGAGGCACATGGTTGACTAATAGATTAAACGTTCGTGATATTATGAAGCTGAAAGATGGTGACGGTCAATATATTTGGCGTGATGGTATTACTGAAGGCCAACCTGCCACATTGTTGGGACTGCCTATCAGGATGAGTACTACTGTTGCAACCGCTGCTGCTTCTGCATTAGCTATTTATTTAGCTGATTGGCGTGAATCTTATCTGATTGTAGATAGACAGGGAATCAACGTGCAAAGAGATCCTTACACTAAGAAACCTTTTATTGAATTTTACACTCGCAAGCGTGTTGGTGGGGATGTAATTAATTATCAATCAATCAAAATCGGCAAAGTTGCTGCATAATTAAAAGGAGATAAAAATGGCAAATACGCTGAGAGATGGGTATAGTAATTTTAAATTTTTTCAAACTATCGCTCCTTTTATCACCACCGATCCTCCGGCCCACGCTGGAATTGCTGTTGATGGAAAGGGTTATGATACGGTCACTCACATAGTTAATGTCGGTGATTTGGCTTCCGCTGGGGCAATGGCGGCTGATGACTTTCATCAATTGAAACTTGAGCATTACAACAGTGTTGCCGGGGCCTGGTCTGAATGTTATCCAAGTCAGATGATTCATAGTGTGATCGGCATGGTCGGTGCTTATTCAGCACTCAACAGCGGTATTTTTCAATCAATCGCTTCAAGTACTGATGGTTCTACCACGTACTATGTGGGTTACAAAGGGCCGCATAGATTAACCAGGGTATATATCTCAGGTGAAAATACTCCTAGTACCATGCAAATCGGTGCTACGGCTGTTCTGGGATTGCCTGATGACTGGCCCGTTACGGTACCGGTAGGTGATTAATCATTTTTAAAAAAAGAAGTTTGTAAGGAATCAATACAAACTTCTTTCTCAATATATTTTTTCAGCTCCAACGGATATGAGTTTGGCCTCAATTCTTTTGCCGTCTGCTAAAGTAGGGGGGGGCTACTCTGATATTAGATGGTTATGCACTTGTTGGTGATGCTAATGTTTCGGTTAATACCACGGCTGATCAGACTCTTACAGACCAATACGGAACGGTAATGAGTAATATCGGTATATCAGCAGTAGGATTTGCCAAGCTAGTAGCAACGGCGGCTGATGAATGGCAGATTGTAGAGGGTAATTACGATCCGCAAACTATTGTATAAAGGAAACAATGAGTAAAATTAAAATGCTTGAATCAGTACCAGGGGCCTTAAACGGAGGGCTTTATGTTAAACTTTTTAAAAAGGGTTTGGTATACGATACAGAAGAGATGGAAGGAATTGACAAAATTTTTCTTGATAATAATTTTGCTGAGATTCATATTGTCCCTGATGAGGTGGTTCGCCACGAAAAAGGATTGACAGGCGCTCCAAGTAATAAAAGGGCCGTTGTTCCTGAAAATAAAATAGATGATATTTTAGACCCCGATGATGGCGATGATATTTTCACTTTAGAGGAACTGGAAGGGGCCAAAGCCGGTGATATTCGTAAATTAGCTGAAGAAAATGATATTGATTTAACTGATTTGCCAAAAAATACAGGTGCTAAAGTATTAATTAATGCTTATCTTGATAGACAGGGTGAATGATGTTGATTCCAGACTTTTTATCTGAAGAATATAATTTAACATGGAAAGTGTCTACTGCTCCGAACATTGAGCCTATTACTAATGACGATGTTAAATTATATGCTAGAATTGATGGTAGTTCTGAGGATAATTTAATTGATGGGTTTATAAAGGCGGTTAGAGGGGCGGCTGAAAAATATTTAGGTCGGGCCTTAATCAATCAAACTATCACTGCATCAATGGATAGTTGGCCTGAATCACCAATTGATCTGCCCCGGCCGCCTTTAGTTGCGATAACAGAAGTTCGTACGCTTGATGAGTCTGGAACGTCAACGGTTTACAGTTCTGATAATTATTATGTGAGGACTAATCCTGAACCGGGCCAACTAGTAATTAAATTCGATAAAACTAATCCATGCAATACAGATCGTTATTTTGGCGGTTATGAAATTGAGTTTATAGCCGGTTATGGTGCTGCTGTAACAGATGTGCCGGAAGCAATTAAACTTGGTATGATTATGTGGGTGGCTGATATATACGAAAATAGAGTGCCTATTTCTGAACCACCCGGAATCGTTCAGACTATAATGTCCCCTTATCGTATAATCCCGGTATGACTAGATTAGCAAAACTTTTAAAAAATAGAGTAACGGTATTACAGCCAGTAAAGCTACCTAATGCTAGTGGAGGCTTTGATAGAGGTTATAAACAGATTAGTCAAGTATGGTCGCAGTTAATACCTATTGCACAAGCTTCAAGGGATATAGCTGCCTTTGCTGCCAGTATTAGAGGGACACAAGTTAACTCTGTGGCTACTCATAAATTAAAAGTGAGAAGAGTTGCAGTTGTTGATATTGGGGCGCAATTTGGTTCTGGTTTTAACCGTGGATTTGCTGTATCAGGCGGTTTACAGATATTAAAATCAGAATATTATATCTTTGAGCCGTTTAATGGTTCTGATTCTGGTGATTTTTCATCTGGTTTTAGTCAAGGTTTTACTAATCCTGGAGAATTAGTCGGCACTTTGTTCCGTATTGTAGCGGGTGTAGATAATAATTCTGATCATGAGTATTTGGAAATTAGATTAATGGAAATAGAGGAACAAGGGACTGGAGAACCAGCATAATGGCCAATAGGAAGTTTGGTTTTACTTTATTACCGGATGCTAGATTCGATTCTGAAATAAAACGACTAAAAGCCACGCCGGAAGCTATTGAAAAGGCAATCAGGGAGGAGTTGATTGCAATGGCTGTTGATATCCGTAATAGGATTATTAAAAGTATGCGGAAATCACCTAAAATAGTTAGAATAAATCCTAAAACAGGTAGAGGTTGTTGGTGGATAAGTGGAGGAAAAGTGCACACACCTTCAAGT